TAACTATTTTTGACGTTATTGGTATATATTTTTATATAATTTTTGTATGCAAAACAATTTTTGGACTAACGTATTCGGGATAACAAGTGGAAAAAATGATAACCTTATGAAGATGCTTACCCGACAGCATAATCAATTTTGGGGAAATACTTCCCCCACTTGGATAGACACCGATAAGCCTTATGAATTATACATCCAGATTCCCGAACTAAGAACAGTTATCAACAAACGTGCGATAATGATGTCAAGTGGAGTTCCAAAACTTTGTGACTTAGATGGAAATCTTGTTGACCAACATTGGGTGTTAGACCTGATTAATCAACCTAATCCAACTCAGTCTTGGTCGGATGTTGTATACTCACTCGCTGTCAATGATGGACTTTTTAACAACTCTTTTGCTTATTGCCCACAACGTTCTTTCGACATACGGAACCTATTTATACCTTTACCGAGTAATCAGATTAAAATTGTCGGAACAGGTAAATACTTGGATCAGATTGATACAACAGGATTGATAAAGAACTTCCAATTCTGGTATGATACTGAAAAGATGGAGACCATTGAAGTGGAAGATATGATTTATTTGAACACTCCCGATGGTATAAACCTGCTTAACCCGGTCAACAGGATTGACACCCTAAAATACCCTCTAAGCAACATCATGTCCCAGTACAATAAACGAAATGTTATTTTAGAAAACATGGGTGCAATCGGAATCTTATCTTCTAAAAAGAGTGACATGGGTGGAGCTTTACCAATGACTCCTGAGGAGAAAGGAGAGATTCAAAAAGATTGGATAAAGAGGAACAAAGATAAGCTTGTTATGACTGAAGCTGACGTTGATTGGACTCCTATGTCATACCCAACAAAAGATTTGTTGTTATTCGAAGAGTTAACCGAAGATAAGATGGCAATTATTGACGCTTATGGATTATCTTATTATTTGTTTAGTCAATCAAAAGGAGCAACCTTTTCGAATGTTAAAGAAGGTATGAGAATGAGTTATCAAGATACCATTATACCCGAAACTACTTAGATGTATACAACCCTTTCTCAACAATTAGGCCTTTATGATGAAGGTCTTTATTTAAAACCTGATTTCTCACACATCCCGGTATTGCAGACAGATAAAGCCAGTGAAAGTAATATGGTTGTTAGCCTCGTACAAAATGGAGTTATCGACGCAAATGAAGCAAGAACAGTCTTAGGATATACCGAAAAGGAGGAACAAGAAAGAGCAATACAGGCCTTAAATGGTGCGCAGGTTACTTCTATGGTAAACGTTGCTGAGAAGGTTGCGGAAGGCATTATAAGTCAAGAGTCGGCTATTGAGATTCTAATTGTTTCTTTTGGCATCTCTCGTGCTCAAGCTGAGAACATTATTAACAGCATAAACCCAATAAACCCGGAATCATAACAATAGCTATAAGTAATTATAAAAACTTAAAGTCTGCTCCTTTTAAATAGTCATCGTACCATCTACTAATTAAGTGTGGGCGTGGTTTTCCACTCATAGGTCTTGTTTCATTATACCACTTAATTACTTTTTTGTGAAATTCTAAATATGTCATTTTCAAACCGTTTTTATAACTACCCATAGCCAAACCGTTATTTGTTTATGCTCTTCCTCAGTTGCCTTAGAACTCTGTCGCAATACAACCTGTCAGTACCCATAAATTTCATGTATTCGAAGTGTTCAATCATNCTTAGGATATCTTCTACCCGGAGATTCACTTTCTTGTGCGGAGGCCTTTTCATAATGTTTATTTTTAGTTTATTCAATATCCTCATTACTGTTCAATAATCTTACAGCTACTATAAATATTATGATAATTACCATTGAAATTTTTACAATCATCTTTCGGACTAATTTAGATTTATTTGCACAAACTGGTGTATTGAGACTGTTCTCTGAGCGTTTATTATGTCATCTCCCTGATACCCGTAGAAGATTTTTACGTCATCATCAGGATCTAAGAAACCTTTTTCGCACAGGTAGTCGCAGATTGATACTATTTGTTCATTGAGTTTAGGGATGTTTTCGTCAGCGAATTTATGCTCATGCGCTTTGAATTGGAATATTCTTTTATACTTCATCTTTCGTACCAATCTTTAGTTGCTCTTTGACTAACATACGCATCATGGCCCGATTGCCGATAACAAAAAACTTGCTTGACTATCTCTTTCAAATAATCTGTTTTTCTTTTGAACTCCTTCCTATCGATGCAGGTGAGAGTCTCTATACCTTCGTTTGTTCTGCAATTAATGTATTTCATCTGGATTATATATGTATATCTTTACTTTACTTTCCTTTACTTTCCTTTGTTCGATTTTGTTGAACATTTGTTGAATTTTGTTCCTTATCCTGATGCTNTTATACACAATTAGAAACATCATGTACCAGATTTTAAGCTTAATTATTTCCCTCATTTTTATTCGATTTCTTCAAGTATATATCCATTTCCGTTGCATTCTTCACAAACAACAGTTATCGTACAACCCCCGCAACACTCTGACATCGGTTTAAAACAATACTGCATTTGGTCATACTCTCCCTGTCCACTACAATCAGCACATTCTATTTCTTCGTATTCCTCCATTTTTATAAGCTTATGATGTATAACAACTCTTCTACTGCATCATCTTTTAGATATTCCCGGTATTGCATCAGGGTAAAAGCATCCCTTTTTGCTTTGCCGATCATCATCTTTTTTTCAAATCTCATTCCGTCGATTACAACGTATGAAACATTATCCGCTTTTAGAAGCTTTTCGGGTATCCTTTTTAACTGTTTAATGTTTTCCATAATCAGATTCCGTTACACTTGTCTAATGCGTTAAAAAATGCCTTTTCAGACAGTTCTCTTAGCTCCAATCTTCTTTCCAATTCTGAAATGATAGTCATTTGGTCTTTTAGCCTTTCCAGTTTATCGATTTGATTAAGCAAATAAAAGGTGGAGCAATCTTGCACCTGATCTGCTAACGACATATAATTTTTACGTGGCTCTGTTCTATACTTTTCCATCTGGCTTATATGTTTTCGTTTAACTTCTCCTGATGCTCTTCTAAAAACTGCTCACATAATAGTGCCATGTCTTGCGCTGATCTAAGTTCATCGCTTGATAAATCTTCTAAATTCTCTTCGTGTAATGCGTCAAAACAGTCCTGTAAATCGGATAATGTGTTCTGAAATCTGCAATAGCTCATGTTGGGCATAATTGTTATGTTTTAAATGATTATACACTAATATATAAATTTATTTTATGTAAACAAAAGGATAACAAAAATATCTTATCAACAGATGGATGTTTAATTATGAGGATAGAAATTTAGAATATTGTTGAGAGAAATTTCAACTTCCTTTAAAAACTTTTCTAAATAGACTGTTGCCTGAGCGTCATTCTTGCATTGCTCCCTGAGTTCTTCCCGGTGCATAAAAGCTTGATAAGGATTAAACTGACTCTTGTTAGAAAGGAGTTTCGTGTATGATTCGATTTGTAATTTAACTAAATTAGTTGCCATGTTTTTTTGGTTCCCTAATATAAACATTTTTCACTAATAATTTTGNAATTTATGCGGAAATAATCCTTTTATAAACATCGAAAGTCCTGCAATGCAATCTGGTGCATCATCTGTCTTATTTTTGCCTTCCTTATTGAATGTTTCAACGTTCTCCATGAATTTGGTAAAACTCCTGATTATTGTTCTCAATAAAGCTGAAAGAGTTATGCACGAACCCACTTTCCATGATGATCCTTGTTATTTTGTTTTTCGTATTATGGACTTGCAGTATTTGAGTATCAGTTATCTTGTCCAGATTCCTACTAAACATCGCACCCATACTATTCGATTCTACTCTGCAATACTTCACGGCCCAACTGTTAAGCTTTTCTGCGCATAATGGCAAAGTTATATCGGTGTTATCCCTCGTGAACAGGTAATCAACCACATAAACTTCCTTCCCAACTACACCTCCGATTGCCATTGCAGTAAAGTCCTTTCCTTGGTCCGCAACATCTATGTAACCAATATACCCTTCAATCCTGTCTTTTATGCTGTTAAACTCTTCCTTAGGCATCTTATTTAGGTGTGAGAACAATCTTCCCNGCATNTCAACAGGTTGTTGCATATATTCAGCCAACCAAATGTCNGGGTTAATCCTTGNTTTAATTTCTTTATACTGCTCTGTGCTCATAACATCATCGCAAAAGGAGTTTCCTTCGGAATCCAATGCAGGTACTATTATGCTTAAATCGTACCGATCCTCAGACATATTTTTACCAATAACATCCTTTACGCTCCATCTTGTACCAATGTCAATCTTGGAGCAATTCTTTTCCAATCTGGAATCATGGGTAGCCTCTTTCCATAACAGTATTTTTTCATTCGTATTGTCACTAAGAGCATCTTCAACACCCCTGTATAAATCGTCAGTTATGGCCAATTTCGTTGCTCCAAATCCTATAATTGTTCCTCCAACTCCTGCTCCAAAGTAACCCACTTGCCGGGAATGGTTCGTGTTCCATCCCAAAAGATTTGCTTTAGTATCTGATAAGCTTACCTTGGGAAACACTGTTATGAATTGCTTTGTCTTGAGGATGTTCCGCACATCATAACTAAACTTTAAGTATAAAGTCGCTGTGCAGGTATTTCGCATAATCGATTCGCTTGGATTCCTCCCCAATACCCATGCACTAAACAGGCTTGTTATGTAGGACTTACCTGCTCTGGGTGGCATGGAAACCGATAACGAATTGATTTCCTTTTTCTCAATCTTTTGGAAGCCGTCTGCGATCTCCTTTAGGAAGATGCGATTTGAAAAGAATTCTAAATCATAATATAAGCAAAACTCCCAAAAGTCACGTCTCAGGAGTTCAAAGTACATTATTTTTTTAATCTTTTCTGCTTTCGTCATTACTCAGCTCCTTGATTCTCGATAAACTTGCGTAAATCTTCATCAGATATTCCAGATAAGTCAACCTCATCTTGTATAATTTCTATCTCATTCTTTTCAACGTAGCCTCTTTTCTTTCCTTTGGTCTTTAGGAAGAATATAGTCGCAGTAGTATTCCCGTCATTTATTTGTTTGTGCAACTGGCTTT